GAGGTAGAAGGATTTGCAATGTCATTTAATCCTACTAACAGACAGGAGTTTGAGTGGGAGTGTGGGTCTAAGTATAATGATAGGATACCTAACCCACCAGACTGGGATCTTGCAACTCCATATGCTACAGCTAATAGAGTATTGAATGCTGCTAATATATACGAAGCGACTGGTGCTATCGCTGCCTATGGCACTGCACCAACACATACATCAGGTACCACTAACAGTTGGAAATTCATTCGTGTTGCTCCTTATCCTACTTGGGCTGAGGATGATGTCCCTGATCCTGGATATCCATACACATATACTTGGACAGGTAACAATCCAGTATGGATGCATGGATCTCTTCAAGCACAACCACAGATACCAGGACAGAGTAGGACTATAAACAATCCTTTGATGCCTAATATACCAGGAGGATATATTGATACAGGATATACCTATGAGAAAGACTTCTACTTCTCTGCTACTCTGCTAGAGTCTTACAACTACAGGAATATATCAGGAGTATACAGTCATCTAGTTGAGGACTATCTATTCACTAGGTTTGAAACACTGAGTGGTGATGACATCACACAGGAGCAGAAGGATATTATTACTGAGTCAGCACCAACTACATTTGCACGGAAGAGTAAGCCATGGTACATGTTAGGGTCTCGTGCTGATAATAATTGGTATGTTAATCCAGCAACTATTGCATGGCGTATCACTGATGGTAATGGTGTGCAGATTGCTACATCTGTAGAGAAGAAGGGTCCATGGGTAGCAACTGGTACTTCTAACAACCCTTCTAATGGTTGGACAGATCACATGAAACTGTATGGTATCTACAAGGTGAAACCAGCAGATGATATGGTAGATCCTTTCATTGATACATGGCAGACACACGTCTGCACTGTTACCATACCTAGCTCAACAACATACTCTATGAGAATAGAGTCTGACAACTGGGGTTACCTGAAGATCACAGACTCTAGTAATAATATTCTTATTGATAGAGAGATAACCTATACTGCTGGTGCTGGTGGAGAAACTATCCCCTTGACATTATCAGCAGGAGACTATACTATAGAGTCACGTATTAAGAATGCTGATGTAGGTAGCTACCAAGGTGTTGTTGATGCGATTTGGAATGGAAGTAAACAGGCTCCACAAAGAGACACATACTTCTCTCCTCTTACTTTTGTCCACGACTATACTCTTGACAATTATCATGGCACAGGTGGATCAAACTACCTAGAAGCATGTAAGATAAGGGTAGGAATCACATTCTATCCAGTTGTATTTGATCAGACCACTGGATCTAAACAGGTACATTACTGGCAAGCGATGGTAAATGTGATGGAGGTTGTAGATAAAGGTAAAGGGTATACTAAAGGGTCGGAGTTTGTATTGACATGGCCTCCTATGAGGGAGAAGTCATCGGAGGATGCAACACAGACACCTTTCTATCCTGATCAAGAAGAAGGATTCTATATACCAGCAGGTAAACAACTAGCTTGGTGGGAGAATCAGGAGACTGTTAGAAGGAGTCTTAAGGAAGCCTTCTACATGGAGTCACACAATAAAGACTCCGTTGTATGGTATAGTAGTACCGACAAAGCAAAATTCAGAGTTAGATTTAAAGTAACCCTTACAGAAGCAACCGATCAACCTTAAAATTATGGCACAAGGATTCGATGGTCTCACACCAGGTGAGATCGCAGCAGAGAGATCACTAGAGAAATCTTCCAAAGAGTTAAGGACTCTTAAGAAGGTCATTGAAAAATACAAGGATGATCCAGCAGGTAAGAAGAAGATGCTCAAGAAGATGCAGAAGTACTGGAGGAGTCCTATCGCAGAGATCAAAGGTCTTGACTACAAACCAAGGGGTGCTAGCTGGACACCCCCTGAAGATTTGCAGCAGAATTTGGAGAAAATGGCCGAATATATCGACCCAAGAGGTGAAGAAGGTGTTGATTCGGACATAAATAACAGTTCGTTAACAGATGCTCAGGAAGCTGAGCTCCGTGATAGACTAACCAAAACCACCGATGCCGATGATTAATTTAGAGGAGAAGTTTGGCTCTTACATAGGTAGTAGTAAGACTTTTCGTATTGATGGAGTAAACGAATCCGTTACAGGGTATGGATACCATTGTGACGGTGCAGATATTAAGGGTTACTGGGTCAATACTACTCACTTTAAACTCTTTTATAATTTGAATGAGCAATTCATTAAGATGGTACCATTGAATGACTTGGAAACTACAACCCCTCTTTCCAAATCCACTAGCAACCTCTAGGGTTAACCCTGAAGTCTGTGATATTCTCACAGATATGTTACAGGAGTATGATTTCTCTGAGGATGAGGGTGGACTGAGTGCTGTTAGTATTAACAAGCACGTGCTACATAACAAGACAGCAGTGCTGGACTACCTTACACGTAAGGTAAGGCAAGCTGTTTGTGACATAGGATACCATTGTGATGTCCAGATCACTACCTCTTGGTTCACTGCTACACTTAGTGGTGGGTCAGCAGATGAGCATGCACATTGCAACTCATGGTTCAGTGGTGTGGTATACTTCGATGAGTATGATGATAACTCTGCTCCAATACAGTTTGTAAACCCTCCCAGTGGGGTCTACGTGACTCCTAGCACTGAGAATGAATATAATGCTACCGATCACGTTTTGGTGCCTTCTAGGGGCACTATACTATTGTTCCCAAGTAGTATAAGACACCGAGTACTAAAGAATTACTCTCAGTATGAGAGATACTCATTAGCATTCAACGTGTTGCCTAAAGGTATGATAGATGTAGGAGACTCCTCTTACTTGTACCAGTAGCACAACTGTCACAAGGGGGGTTGACGGATGACCGTAATGTAAAGTATTATAAATACTTCCAACAAAGGACTCGAAATAATCGTAACCCTGTGTTGAATGACAAACAGATCCCATGTCGGGGGTCTTATCATCCGCAGGGTATTTTAGTATCCGTGCGAGACAATTAAACACAATCATGTCAATCAAATCAACAATCGCTGCTATCGCAGCATCTCCATTCCTTCTCGCTGGTGCAGCTTTTGCTGGTCCTTACGTGAATGTAGAAAGCAACCTTTCTTATCCTGATGGAGAGTATTCTTCTGCTTCTACAGACGTTCATGTAGGTTACGAAGGAGTAAACGAAACTGGTAAGCTTGCTTACTACGTACAAGGTGGTCCAGCTCTTAATCACAGCGAGTCTGCTGATGATACAGACCTAGACTTATCTGGTAAGGTAGGAGTTTCTTATGCTGTTGCTGAAGCTACATCTGTATACGGAGAGATCTCTGGTGCTACTGATGAAGATTCTGCTGGCGAATCTCTAGTTAACTGGGGAGCAAAAGCTGGTGTTAAGTTTACTTTCTAAAACAGAAGGGTAATATCACACTAAATAAAGGGTCTCTAATGAGACCCTTTTTTCTTTCCAACTATAATAATATGGCCAAACAACCAGGAAACACCGCTATCTACACTCGTGAAGGGTGTGGCTTCTGCTCAAAGATTAAGGAAGTTTACAAAAGTAAGGGGTGGGGCTTTGCAGAATACAAATTAGGTGTTAACTTTACTAGAGAGCAGTTCAAGATAGAATTCGGACAAGCAGCTACCTTTCCACAAGTTATCATTGCTGGATATAAAATGGGTGGATGTACCGAAACTGTTAAATACCTCCGAGAAAACACTTATCTATGACATACATGGATCCCAACTCTGAAGAGCTTTATACTATTATCGACAGAGCTATCGACGAAGCTATGTTGAATGGGAGATTCCTCTTTAATATGAAGTCGTATCTAACTGGCAACAAGTGGACACGCAAACAAACAAAAGAATTAATAGACTCATCCTCTATGGATGAGTTAACACAAGTAGTGGATGAGTTATCTCAATACATTGCACGTGACAAATATATGTCTGAGGCATATGGTAACGTACCTAAACCACAGGCAAGGAAGATCAGGAAATATTTTGAGACGGTCATTAATGATGCTAAAGATTATTATGAGCACCGTAGACCAGGCAGACCAAAGAAGGGTGCTAAATAAAAATGACATAGTTAGGAGGATCCTATGACGGATATAAGTTTCATTTACATTGCTTTCTTTCTAACTATAGGTAGTTTTCTTTTAGGTTTTGTGGTATCATGGAACATAAAAGATGTCTTCGACGCATGGAAAGAGCGAGCAGAGTATGCAGCACTCGTTATGCATCCTGAGATGCAGACGGAAAATGGACCAGTTGATCCATCTGAGCTGATCTACTTGCGGATTCACGACGAAGATGATACACTAGATGAATACGATGAGTAACTATGAGATTAATGATTTCTGAGGTGCTTCAGAAGGCACACAATGCCAAGACGAAAGCACAAAAGATCAAGATCCTACAGGATAATAATACTCCTGGTTTAAGATCGATCTTTATTATAAACTTTGATGAGAGTTTAACACCTCGTGTTCCTCTAGGTGAGGACGTACCTTATCGTAAGAATGAGGCACCGATAGGCACAGAGCATACATTACTAGAGAAGGAGTCTAAGAAACTCTATCGATTCTTTAGAGGTGGTGACGATACCTTGAAACCTATGAAGGTGGAGAGTATGTTCATCCAACTACTCGAAGGTCTTCACGAGACTGAAGCAGAGGTAGTTGTCAAAGCAATTAACAAGACACTGCACAAGAGATATCGTATCACTAAAGCAGCAGTGCAAGAGGCATTCCCACAGATAGAATGGGGTGGCAGAGGTAGATGAAGTTAACTGACGAGCAGATTGTTGACATCAACATGGCAGGAATGGGATGTTCAATCATAAAGACTGGTTGCACACCTGATGCAGCAGATGATAAGACGTTGCCAACCAATGCATATCTGCTAGAGTTAAAGAAAGGTGATGATACTTGGTTTGATATTGTAATGGGTGATGCAGTAGGTGTCTTTGACACATACTATGATCTATTCGGTGATGTAATGCAGAAGATGTCATGGACATCTGGTACTAGACAACCAAGTCAGTATAATAATCCTTTGAATCCTATCAAACCTAAGCCTAAGAAAAAGAAATGAAACTGGATACATCATTCTCTGTTCCTCATGAGGACATGAAACATAAGGATACATTACTTAAGTTGTTAAAGGAGAAAGCATATAGACGTGGAGAGTATGTATTGTCCTCTGGTAAGAAGTCAGAGCACTACATCAATTGTAAACCTGTAACACTATCGTGTGAGGGTAACGCACTCCTATCACACTTAATGATTAAGTTGATAGAGCCTGAAGCAGTAGCAGTAGGTGGTCTAACACTAGGTGCTGACCCATTAGTATGTGGTGTAGCACAGAAGGCATACTACAGAGGTAATAAGCATCTTGATGCTCTTATTATCAGGAAGAATGTCAAAGGATATGGTACGAGAGAGTTACTTGAAGGACCAAAACCACCTAAAGGATCAGTTGTAACAGTCTTAGAAGATGTAACAACAACAGGTAGCAGTGCTATCTCAGCAGTCAAGGTGCTACGTGAGTCAGGTTACATTGTTAATCGTGTCGTTGCTATCGTAGATAGGATGGATGACCATGCAACATGGGCAATAAATGATCTGGAATTTATATCATTGTTTACATTGGAGGATATAACAGGATGAGTGTATACTTTGACCCTCGTAAGGCAAGCAAACCTGTAGAGGAGATGACTGAGGATGAAAAGAATCAGGAGCTAGGTAAGCAGGTTGTGACAGCAATCAGTAACCTAACCCTCTCACCCTTAGTTCTTATGTTAGTATGGAACGCATGTATACCAGGTATATTTGGGTTAGCATCCCTAGGATACTGGTCTGCTATGGGTCTCTATGTAGTATCACGTATATTATTGA